GAACTTGCACCTGTTGAAGTAATCGTTACTGACCCACCAGAAATTGTTGTAAGTCCAACAACAATTGATTGAATGTTAATTTGGTTTCCAACAGTAAATGTTGATGCTGGAATTGTTACTGTAACGGAAGAAGCATTGGAAGTTGTAACTAACTTGCCAACGTCGCCAGCAACTAGGGTGTAAGTAGTTCCTGTTTGGGCATTAAATGCAAGGGTTGTATCGTCTTGCTCAGTCCAAACGAAATCAAGATCAGTGCCAGAGTTTTTAGCCAACACTTGACCAGTCGTTCCGCCTTTAAGATCAACGAAAGAGGTGTCAACGCCGCCCAAGGCAGTGCGAATGGCAGCTGCGCCATCCTTGACTAAATCTGTATCGTCTGGAGTTTCCCAGCCAAAGTTTGTAGTGGTTGCCATTAGTTCTCCTTAGGCTACAATTGTAGCATTTAGCCAGTCTAGGGTTGGGTTGATTGTGTTCCATGTTTCGACCGCAGGAACCGAATTCCAACGGAATGCTTGAAGGCTAAACGCCAGTGGTGAAATTGTTAAAGTAATTTCCAGAGTGTTATAGCCCGCTCTAAATGACCAGCCTTCCACGAACCCCTGGAATGAACCATCGGCTACGTTAGGCGGTAAATCTGTGATGTTTAACGGTAAGCCCATGAATACCTTAATTAAGGCGTCACGGTCAGAATCAGACAATTCTGGGCTAGCGAGTTGATAAGTAATCGAATCGAATACTGCTTGAGGATAGGCTCTTAATGCGAGATAGAATTCTGCCTGAGCCTCTGCATCTGCAGCCTGGTCAAGAGTCGTGCTGATTACCTGACCCAGTTCTCCATATAAACCAATAGAAGCTACATCTGAATCCGTATAACTTGAATTCTGATCCTTCTTATATTTAATAGTTACCTTATTGCGAATATCGCCAGAACGGGTAACGGTTCTAAAACCTGCTCCCAAAGCATCATTGGCTGATAAGTCAACGTATCCATTAGCTGCAAAATATGCTGTTCGGTGTGTGCTATCTGCATATGAAATTCGGCCCTGGGGATCTTCGTAAAGGATTCCAAGTGCTGAATTGGCAATAAGTGATGCGATTGAATAGTAATCAGATGAACTGCTATCTCTCGCATCTAGTTCATAATCGCCTGGACGGTCAATTTGACCTAGCCCGATGTTAAGCGCATCGGTCCAAATTTCAGTTGAGTTGTAAGTTGACCAAGTTTCGGCGGCTGGAAGTTGATTCCAAGAACCCGAAAGTAATGTTGATAACAACGCATACATTTGGTCGCCATCTTGGTCTTTTGCCAATACTCCAGTAGTAACGCTTTTAGGCAATTTTGAAAGAGCGCCTAGGGCAGTAATCTCGATACGTTGGTTATAGCCTTCAGAGCCAATTGAGTTAATGGTTACGGCTAAGTCTGTAATGTTCCCACCAAATATTGGCACAAAAGTATTGGTTGAATCTTTAACTTCGATTGTAACCGAGTCGTTGATTTCCATTGTAATAGCAGTCTGGTCAAAGTTAAGAACTGCAAGTTGGCAATAGCCAGCGACTGGTTGGGAATAAATGTCGGTTCGGCCTGAGGTAATAGTTAAGTTGGCAAGGGTTAAGTTTGTGTAGGTAACTCCATCAATAATAACCCGCCAAACTGGATTCCATTGAGTCATTAAGCAAATGCTCCTGCGCCTAGTGATCCACGAGCTTGTGAGCGGTTGAGAATGTCCACAATAGTCCGGGCAGTGCCTTCAGAATCAAGAGCGCCGTTTACTGTAATGTTTATTGTGTTCCCGCCACCCATAGCATTATTAGGGATGATTCTTCCGCTGGTTGAAGAGGTAAAGAGTTCTGGACCTTTCTCTCCTACAAGGTAAGTAGTGCCAGCCGATACCGGCCCACCAGCAGCGCGGCCCCCACCAAATACCCCACTAACGGCAGAAGTAACTGGGTTATTACGAACAAAGTTTACGAATGAAACAATTGCCTTATATGCGCGATCGATAATATCTACCAAGGTAGAGAAGAAACCAATAACACCGCTGATGGCCACGCCTAGAACCTTGAACGCAGCTCCTAGGACTTCACCAATAAATGGCGCTAAATAAGTCCTGCCAAATTCATAAATGGCCTTAATAAATCTTCCAAACTTGTCTAACTCCGTGGAGTTGTTGCTTACTGCTTTAGAGACATTGGCAAACGCTTCTCTTATGCCTTCGACAATAGGAGTAAAGAAACCTACAACAAAATCGTAAACTGATGTCAAAACTGGAAGAACGTTATCCTTTAGATTGCCAGCGAATTCTGAAATTGCAGGAATTGCCTTGTCAACGAATAGTGAGACCATTGGAGTAATGGCATCCAGGATAAAACCGCCGACTGTTTCCTTCCCTTCATCAAATGCGACTTTAAGTCTGTTCATCTTTCCATTGAAAGTGTCAGCCTGGATAGAAGCTTGGTCTTTGAAGGTTGAAGCCAGAACCGCAGTGGCGGCATCAAAGTCCTTAGATTTAATAATGTTTTCATCGATGCTAACGCCTAGGCGCTTTAATGCGCCGAAGTTGCCATCATGAGCTTTTGCTAAACTTTCAGAAACTTGAGTTAATGACTTGCCGGTTCCCGCCGCAATATCTAGGGCAAGGCTTTGAAGTTTTTGTGCTTCTGCAACATCCTTGGTTGAACGCACTAAACGATCTAAGGAAGGTCGAAGTTCATCATCTGTAACGCCATTGGCTAGGGCAGTCTGAAGGATATACTCTTCAGTTGCCGCTATTTGGGCATCAGTAGCCCCTGTAACGTTTTTAAGCGATGCGGCTAGGCGTAACTGTGCAGCTTCATCTTCTATGGCCGCTTTGACCCCATCTACGGCTAATTTGCCTGCATAGGCGACGGCTGCAGCGCCAGCGGCTAGGAATGCAGCGCCAGCAATTTTGCCAAACTTTGTAAGCTTATCTCCAAAGGTTTGAACGTCATTCGTTCCTTTAGTAAGGCTCGCACTAAGGTCTTTGACTTCACCAAGTATCGCTAACTTAAGCGTTCTGGAATCGGTAGCCATTATGCAAACTCCTTAATAATCTTTGAGAATGCTTCTTGCCATTCTTTAATAATATAAGGCTGGGCAGCCTTGAGTGTTGGAAATATAAAGTAACCTTTATTTCCACGCCCTAGTGTTGGAGTTCTATTTGGGAATTGTGGGAATCGATTAGATCCAAATTCCATTCCACCCCATAGGCTTTTGGTAGTTCCACCGCCTGAGAATCTTTGGGTAGCAAACCCAAGGCTAATTTCACCTACCTTGGAACTCTTGGAAACAGTAGGCGGTTTCATCCTTGATGCCATAACTCCTATGGTTTCTTTATTCGTTGATAAAGCCATTCCTACTATTGCAGAATTTGCTGGAAACCTTAAAGACAATGTTCTACCAATTCTTACTTCAATTTATGAATTTGTTAAAGGTTTCTTTACTCCAATTGTTGAAGGCATTAGAGAAGCATTTGCCAGCGTCTCTGAAGCCGTAGATAACAACTCAACAGAATTAAACAAGTTCTTCAAATTTGCTAAGGCTATTTTTGAATTTGGCAAGACTTATCTAGCACCATTTATAGGTGAAGTTCTAGGAGCAGCCTTCAAGGTTCTTGGCGTTGCGATTAGCGGAGTTATTGGTTTCTTCTCTAGCTTGGTAAATATCATAGATCGCGCTTACAGTGCCATAGTTGCATTTGTAAACTTTGTTCGAAACAATCCAGTAACTTCTGCCGTTGGCAGTGTGTTCGGTGGTGGTCGCGCTAACGGCGGGCCAGTATCAGCTGGAACTACTTATCTTGTTGGCGAGCGTGGGCCAGAGTTGTTTACTTCTGCAACCAGCGGAACCATTATTCCTAATAACAAAATGGGCGGTAGTGGCAACACAATTAACATTACAGTAAATGGCGCTCTTGATACTGAAGGCACTGCTAGAACTATTGTTGACATTCTCAACCGCTCTCAAGCTCGTGGATCACTAGGCGCAGGAGCATTTGCTTAATGACTCAATGGAATCCAGTCTGGCGAGTTATTGTTGATGGGGTTACTTATACAAACTTAACCCTTGCCAACCTAAATATTACCTCTGGGCGAACCGATATTTATTCCCAGCCCGTTGCTGGCTATTGCCAACTTGCCATTCTTAATTTTGACCAGTCTGCAATTCCAATGGAAATCAATGATTCGGTTACCATCGAAGTCAAAGATTCAACAAATGCTTATGTGCCT